CGGTGTGACATCTTGGACTGATAAGTCGGGCTTGCATCTTCACAAGGACCTGATGCAGATCTATTGGAAGCGTAAGACCAGCTTTCAGGAAAAGCATCGTAAGGTCTACATCATCTTTGACTATGACGGCAAAGAAGAGGATGGGGAGCCCAATGAGCAGGTAGGCATGGCCGAGACTCGATTGGCTGTGACGCTTAGGGGTTTGGGTGCTGAGGTCTACTTATGTCGTGTTGGCAAGTTTGGGCAGGGAAAGGGAACCAAGTACGCCATAGATGACCATTTGCAAGGTGGTGGAGACCTGGGCCAAGTCCTCTCAACGACCTCTACGGTGATGACCGGTATAGACACCTTGGAGACCAAGCTTTATGAATTCAAGACCCTCTACGCTTTGTACAACGGTGATGTGATCCGGCTCAAAGATGGGCTGATTCTCCCGTGGAACAAGGCCAAGATCGACTCTGCGCAGCATTACTTCATCCAGATCACCAATAAGCCTAATGGGCAAACCAGCAGCAAAGACATCCCACTGATTGACGAGTATAAGAAATGGCCAAGATGCTGTAAGCTTGAGCAGGTAGGCATGTATCCCGAGTACCAGGGCATGCAAATCACGCCTAATAAGTGCTATAACCTCTTTAAGCCATGGGCCCATGAGCCTATCCCAGGCGATCCTGGGCTGTACCTGGACTTTTGCAAGTATTTCTTTCAGGCCGAGCCCCACTTTGAGGAGTATTGGCATGACTGGGTGGCCAATGTCATCCAATTCCCGTGGCGACGGAATAACACCACACCCCAATTCATCCATGACATGGAAGGTATGGGCAAATCGGCGATTCCGGAGTTCATCGCTGAGATGCTAGGCATGGGAGACGCTGCGCCAGCTACAACACTTGGCCCCGATGACCTATTTGGCAACTTCAATGGCACTATGCGAGGCAAGGTCTTCGTCGTTGTCAATGAGCCAAGCTCGGACAGGGATGATCATAGTGCCAAGCTGAAGAACCTAATCACGGGCAAAGAAATCACCATCAACAACAAGTATGGAGCTCAATACACTATAAAGAACTACATCAACTATGTCTTTACATCCAATAAGCCTTACATTACGCATATGGGAGCAAGCAGTCGCCGCGAGGCCATCTATAAATGCCCCACCTTCAACCCGCTGGACATTTTGGAGCGTGTTGGCAAAATGATGAAGTGGGCTCGAGCAAACAACGGGGCCGGCTTTGCCGCTGTGCTTAACTGGTACATGAATCGTGATATTAGTAAGTTTGACCCTTACGCGCCGGCGCCAAAGACTCAGTACAAGGACATTGCCATCGCGCTGAGCAAAACACCCATGGAGTCTTTTGCGTCCGAGCTCTCCGATTGGGTTATGTCGGAGCTTGGCGGCGTGGCAGCTTTTACGTCTAACCAACTTGCAATCTTAAGTGAGCGATGGGGCCATGACATCAGGCCCAAGGCGCAATACATCAAGAAAGCACTGCAAAGCCATGGGGACTTGGACCCGCAAAAAGTCATTCGATATGAAGGGAAAAGCCATCGATACGTCTTATTTGTAGTTACAAAGTCTGGGAAGAAAATTAGTAACATGACCGATTTCACGTCGATCGCGGACAGCACTGCACGTGCTATCAAGCATGAAATTGAACAAAATGCGTGATAATTGTGTAACTTGGGGTAATTTTGTTATCCGCTAAGTGATTGATTTGAAATGCAAAATACAAAGTTACATAAATTACAGAATTTAAAAATTATATTTTTATTATATATATACGTTCTCTATAATAGTTTTCGAGTGGGTTGTAACTTTTTTTGTAACTCAACGTGATAGTGAGGGCGGCTTAAAATTATCTACACTTTTGCAAAAATTTTTGTACAATCTCGACCATGACTACCAAAACTCCCTCGCCAAAAGGAAATGGAAAGTTCCTTGGGCGTCCAACTAAGTACGACCCGAAGTATTGCGACATTGTCATTGAGCTTGGTCGGCAGGGCAAAAGCCGCGCTCAAATGTTCGCAGCAACCGGCGTTCCGTACTCCACGTTCCAAGCATGGGAGCAAGGTCAACCAGAATTTCAAGCAGCCATGAGAGAAGCACGTGCTTTGGCGCTTGCATACTGGGAAGAGCTTGCTGACAATCACATGCAAGAAGCGCCGGGTGGCGTGAAGCTCAACACAGGACTCTGGTCGCGATCCATGGCTGCACGCTTTCCTGGCGAATACAGTGAGCGTTCCAAAGTTGAAGTCACCGGCAAAGATGGTGGGCCTATTGAGATGGACCACGTGCATGATTTCTCGCAATCGTTGCTTGATGATTTGCTAAGCGCAAGGCAAAGCAATGCTGAGTCCAGCGAAGATTGACGAGTTTGCTGAGCGGATTCGTAAGGGTCCTGATCTCAGCAAGTTGCCAAAGCCTAATCAAGCTGCGCACAAAGCTCGACAGTCTTGGCTGCTCAAAGCCGGCAATCATCAGATTCCGCCTAAAGGCAATTGGTGGGCCGTATGGTTGTTGTTGGCTGGACGAGGCGCAGGCAAAACGCGTTGCGCGTCAGAGTGGACCTGGTGGGAAGCTTGGTCCAAGCCAAACACTCGGTGGCTGGTCTCGGCGCCTACATCTGCGGACGTCCGCGATACATGCTTTGAAGGTGACTCAGGTTTGCTTAACGTAATGCCGCCTGAGATCATCGCTGACTACATTAAGTCTTTGCACGAAATCAAGCTGATCAATGGGTCCATCATCAAAGGGATCCCGGCGTCTGAGCCCAACCGGTTTCGCGGCCCTCAATTCCATGGCGGCTGGCTCGATGAGTTGGCTGCATGGGATTACTTGGATGAGAGCTGGGACATGCTCAACTTTGGCATGCGACTTGGTCAACAGCCTCGACTCATCTGCACCACAACGCCTAAGCCCAAGCCTCTCATCATTGATCTGGTGAACAGAGAAGGTGAGGATGTGATACTTACCACGGCCAGTACGTACGACAACATCTCAAACCTCGCTCCGACCTTCCAAAAGCAAATCTTGCAGTACGAAGGAACCAAGCTGGGGCGCCAAGAAATCCACGCCGAGATCATCGACCCTGAAGAAGCCGGCGTCGTGAAGCGCCAATGGTTCGAGCTCTGGCCCAACGATAAGCCGCTTCCCAGATTTGAGTACGTCGTGCAAAGCTACGACTGCGCTACCAGCGACAAAACCAAGAACGATCCGACCGCGTGCTCCGTGTGGGGCGTCTTTAAGCCGAGTCCAGACAAGCCGATGAGCGTGATGCTCATTGACTGCTGGGAAGAGTACATGCAATATCCCGATCTCAGACCCAAGGTCATGGATGAGTACACGTCAATCTATGGGGATGAGAACGAGTTTGGGCATGGCAAGAAGGTCGACCTGATCTTGATCGAGGACAAATCAGCTGGCATCTCGCTCATCCAAGACCTGCAACGCGCCGGTTTGCCTGTTCGTGGCTACAACCCAGGCAACGCGGATAAGATGACGCGGCTTAACATTGTGGCGCCCATCATCGAACGTGGCCGCGTTTACATTCCCGAATCATTGAAGAATGAGGGCATGGCACGTGATTGGGCTGAGCCGCTTATTGCTCAGCTTTGCGCTTTCCCGGAGACTCGGCATGACGACTTGGTGGACACGGTCACACAAGCTTTGCGTGTAATTCGAGACATGGGGTTCATAAACATAGATCCGGTGTATGATTCATCCGATTCCTATGCGGATGATACACCGCGAAAGGTGAACCCATATGCCGTATGACGCGCTTGGCAATTACATACCTGGTGATGAAGAGCCAAGCGGCGCATTGCCCAGGCAAGAACTCAACACTGCAGTTAAGCACCTAAAGCGCACGGCGACTGAGTACAACCCACTCATGATGTTGAAGTCTTTGCAGGACTTGCCTCGTGCAGCGTACAACATGTCCATTGCACCTGCTCTCTCAACTTGGGCAGGAGCGCTCAAAGGCGCACAGGCCGAAGGCGCAGCTCGTATTTACGAAGGCCTGGGCATGCCTGAAGACGCGGTTCGTGTACGCAGCGCCATAGAGCCCATCACACCTACGGGGTTCCAAGCGCCTCTGCAAACGCCGATGGGCGAGGCTTTCCAAGAAAGCGTAGGCAAAGCTGCCGAGACTGCCAAGCTACCACATATGTGGCCCATGGCCGTCTCACATCTTGAGACTCGGCCATTCTTGACACCGAACGATGTAAGAGTCATGGGCGCTGAGGCAACTCGCATTGGGCGCCAAGTTCGCGACATACCTAGTGACTTTGCAAATGCGCAGTCTGGTATAACGCGTATAGATCCAATCACAGGTCAACCTACAATGGGCGTCAAGCTTCAAGGCTTATCAGAGGATGTAGGTCGTATCATTGAGCAACGTCAAGCTATGGGCAAAACAACCATACCTGGGTTGCCTGAGATCTTGATGCCTGAGACTCGTACCTATGCCGTACGGCCTGCAGGCACCAGTTTGACCGTGCCACAAGGCATGCCTGCAGGCATGGAGGCGCGTTACCTACCTACAGGCTCTGCAATTTTTAGAACTTTGGAAGATACACTTGGACCTACTGGCGCTAAGATGACTGTAGATGACGCGGCTGGGCAACTCAACTATATGCAGGATCATACGCCTGGCATTGATCAAAGAGCGTTTGGTGAGTTTGAAAAGCGCAAGGCCATGGAGCGATACCCAGACGCGCCTACGCCTGAAGACGCCTTTGAAGCATTGATGACCTCAACACCCGCGGATGAGCGCAAGCAACTCACACTTAAGCACTATGATGAGTTTAGGCAAACGCCTGAGGGCATAGCAGCTGGCTATGGCCAATTGCCATCATCCACAGAGTTGATGCAAAGGGATGAAGAAGCGCGGCGTTGGCTGCAAGGCCCATTTGTCAATCACTTCAAAAAGCACTTTGGCGCTGAGAATGATCCATTAGTCAGACTAGCTTCTACAGGTGTTACTTATAAACCGGCTCATGAGATTGAGCCCCTTGACCCTAATCTTGAGCTTGGGACTGTTCGTAATCGTCGTGAAGCTGAAGGCTTACCGGTTGAAGGCACTGTGGCACCAGCACTCCACGCCGCGCAAGCCAAGCTTAGTGAAGCCGAGGCTAAAGTTACTGAGCTCAATACACGACGTGAGCAATACAGGGATATTGCGCAGCAGCAAGGCTTACGCGATCCTGCACAATTGCCTGAGTATGCTAACTTAAGTCGCCCACTTGATAAGGCCATTGCTGAGCGCAATAAGCTACAGGAAGAAGTTTCAAACTTAGAACTTGGCAAGTTATACGAAGATAGAAGTGATATGGCTGTTGCGCCAAGAACTCCTGAGGCAATACTCAAAAACATGGAGTATCGTCTCAAACAGTTTTATCCAGGCGTTACTCGAGCTCAGCCTGGTGAAAAGTTATACATGACGTTAGGCAGTGGCGCGCTTAGAGATCTTGGCTACGATGCCTTTGTCACTGAGTTTTACAACTCGGTGCTTGAAGGTAAAATCCCTCTTGATAAGTTGAAGAATTTGACTGTTGAAAAGGCTGTTAAAGAACTTGCTGAGCCTCGCATAGTCGAAGAAAAAGCCAAAGCCAAAGCGCAATTGACATATAAGACAGACGCTGAAACGGTGATGAAGGCTACAACTGATAAATATGTCAAGCCTGAGAATCGTTTTGGCAATGTTGCAGCACTTGAGCTTACGCAATACATGGGTCTTGACATTCCAACAATGACCAAGATCTTAAGTGAAGACACTACAGTCTTGGATCATTGCATAGCGCAAGGCGGTGGTGCAGGTCGTAATAAGCCTAATCCATGGTTTCCAAAAAAAGAGAAAAAATATGACGCAATTTATGACATTGTGACAGGTCAAAAGAATCCTAATGCTGGTCGTGATACATCGTCATATGTGAACTCAATTCTTGCAGGCGATAGCATCACAAGCTTTAGGGATGCAAATATCGGCTTGCCTGTTGCTACCTTCCAATTGCACAGGTCACACATTGGCCAAGACGGCCAGCAAAAGTACTCCATTGGCTATGCCTCGGGGCATCAAAATGGCGCTGTAAGCCCTGAGTACGTTGATGGTATTAAGGACTACCTCAACGCAAATGAAAGCATGATTGCAGGCACTGGTAGCTATTTGTCTACGCATCTTGGTATTTATGACACGCAGGATTTGTCATCAATTCGTAGAGACTTAAGCCTAAAGCGTAATGACATGGACTTGGTGGATTGGCAAAGTATGCCCAGGTTTGTAACCGGCAATGAAATCAAGGCTACGATCCAAGCAACCAAAGACTTGCAGGGCTCTACACAAGCTCCTGTTGTTGCAAGACGCGAGCCTGGTGGACCATTGCAGCCTACTGATGAATTGCCACAGGCATTACGCGATGACATTATGTCTGCAAGAGACAACGCCATTACGTCTGTGGCTGACGCAGGTGACGCCGCATCTAACGCAGGTGAGGCAGCTCGACGCCTTGAAATGGCGCTTAATCACTTTTTAGATGTAGCATTAGTTGAAACCGCAACTGTATCTGATATAGAGCAAATGATCAGTAGCCTGCGTGCGTCAGCCAATTCATATCGCAATCACCAAGGCAATGTAGGTGAGTTTGTTGCCAATGGCATGGAAGAATTCATCACAGACTTAGAAGGCATTCGCGGTGCTGCCAACCGCGGTCACTATACGCCTGCTGCCGCAACGCCTGCTGCCGCAACGCCTGCGCTGCCTACATTTGATGTCGTGGACTTTGATAATTTTGTTGGTGACATTCGGCAAAACGTGGACGCGCAGGTTGCGCATGACATAGTGCGTATTTCCAATACTGTGGCCGACGCCTTAGGCACCAACGTTCGTGGCGCGCTTGCAAACCAGCCCACTGAGTTTGCTCAGCGCTTGGCTGACCACGCCGAGATGGAAGAAAACGCAATGCTTGAGGAAGCTCTTCGTGACTTGGCTGATCGCATTGCGCCACCTATACGTGAGCCATTGCCTGACATATTTTTTGAGCCTGATGAAACGCACCCAGCCAATCAGCAACAACAATTGACGCCTCAGCAAATTGAAGACATTGCGTTTGAGCTGTTTAATGATACACGCAGAGGTGAAGACCCTAATGCGCCTCGTAATCTGGAAGAGTTGCGCACAACGTTGCAGGCGCTTGAAACTGGCAACTTTGATGACATGCGCATTCGCGCTTTGCCAGTAGACCAGCGAGATAGAGCACAGCGTGACATTGCGCATCAAATTCGCGCAATCATGGATGATGTAGGCGTTACGTTGCCGGCTGAGCCTCAGCAACAACAAGTTGCAGACTTTAGACCTATTGCTGAGCCTGCAACTGAGATGACGTACGATCAACTACGTGATACGTTAACACCTGCTGAGCAAAACATAGTGTCTGCTGCGCATGACGACTTGGTTCGTGCTAATCCTAATTCTGATGAACTTCGCACCATTGCCCAATTGGTGTATGACCATCAAATGTCTGTGTGGGAAAACTTCCCTAATACTGCACGCGCCATGCTTTACATGGATTTGCTTAGCACTGCTAATAGAATGGACGCTGCACCGCAACGTCGTGGACCTTTCCGACCAGGCGGCGCCTCTGCAGTTCGTGGCTTACCCTTAGGCAATTTGAATTTACAGCCTGCAATTACAGCAGACTTATTGCGTGGGCCTGACATTCAACCTGTTCGCAACTTTATTCAACAAGTGCAAAATTTGCCAGGTGTTACACAAGAAGGCTTACGCACCGGTCTTATGGCGTTTGAGCAAATGGACCCCAGCTTTAAGATTTCAAAAGAGAACTTTGTTAAAGAGTTATTGCCTTCAAGCTATGACATTGTTGACTTAAAAGGCGCAGCACAAGACAATCAGCATGTTATAGATCAAGCTGAAGAAGACTTTAATGATGACCCCTCGCCTATTGGTAAAGTAATAGGTCTTGAAGGTCGAGAGCTTGAGGCATGGTCAAGCGCTGTTTTACAGCATGTCAATGACTTTGATTCATTTCCTAAGCCTGTTAAAAAGGCATTGGCAAAGCAAGGTATTGAAAATGCTAAAGACTATGAAACGCAATACGATGATGCGTATCGTGAAGCAATTGAAAACTTCGTACAAGACTACAACGAGTACAATTTTAGAAGCGATGATGAAAGTGGTTACACATATGCAAACGTTCAGCGTTTGGTTGAACCCGATATGGGCAATCAATATGGCGAGTTTGGTGTAGCACATCCAGATCAGCAAGGCACGTATCACCATTTTGATCTTGCGCCTGAAGGCGTTATCGGGCACTTTAGAGGCACATACAATCCGGCAGATCCTATAGTAATAGATGTTGCGGATTTTCCGCCTTCTTCTAAGCGTCGTAAGCTAGAAAACCAGACTTTTGAGACAAAACCTAACAGTTACGTGATTGAAGAAATTCAGTCTGACGCGCAAAAGATTGCGGCACAAACAGGGCATTTGCATCAAGTTCATGGCGTGCTTTTTAAAGCCGCAATTCAAAAAGCATTGGAACTAGGCGCAACAACAGTATATTTGCCAACTGCGTCTGTAATTGCCTCTTCTCGAGATCCATTTGATAACAACGGCCAATACATACAGCATGCTCAGCATGTAAAGAAGTTTGCACCCATATATGATCAGGCCATTGTCAAGGAAGGTCTTAAGCCTTTGCTTAAGATTCCCGGTGTTACGTCTACAATGGTTAATGGCTATCATGAGATTAGTTTTACGCCTGAAGCTATTGAACGCATTTTATATGGGCAGGGTCAAGCAGTTCCAGGCTACAAAGACGGTGGCCAAGTAAGTTACCCATCAGCTGTAAATGCAAGGCATGAAGCCATAACTCGTGCTCAGGAGATGTACCCTAACACGCAGGGGCAAGATGACCAAGCCGACGTTGCCAGACATATGCTGGCTTCTGGCTACATATCACAGGCTTTTGGCCCCACTGTTGCCAAGAGCTTAGGCTACTTGCATGAGTTTAAAGAGGCGCCTTTTAGAACAGCAGGTAGTTGGCTTGGACTTTCCAAGCCCCGCTATGACTATGAAATGGACGTGCACAATAACGCACTTGGAGCTGACTTGGCGCAGAAAGCCAAAGATAGGTTCGAGTTTGAGAAAATGGTGCAACAGTCCATACAGCAAGGCACCACCAGTACGCAACCCGGTCGAGCTCGCCTTATGACTCCAGATCAAGCAAAAGTAGGCCGTGAAGCGCTTAAGTACGCAAATGGTGGTACAGTATCAAACAAAGACAAGATCGCAGTTTTACTTCGGAGTAAATAATGGCTACAGAGATGCCGATTCCTCAAGACTTTGGACGATATGTAGGCCCTATTTCGGAGGGCTCCAGCCCCGAGGCCGATGAGTCTATCTTTGAAATTGTGGAGGGTGAAGAGCCAGAAGTTGAGGAACTGCCTGACGGGTCGGCCGTTGTTCGTGATAAAAGCAGTAATGGCCCAGAAGATGATCCTAAGTTCTATGGCAACTTGGCCGAGGAAATGGATAGTTGGGAGCTGGACAAGATAGCTCTTAAGTACTTGGACTTGATTGAGAAGGACAAGGATGCTCGATCGGAGAGAGACAAGCAATATGAGGAAGGCATCCGACGCACGGGATTGGGCCATGACGCGCCTGGTGGAGCGCAGTTCCAAGGCGCCAGCAAAGTTGTACACCCTGTCATGGCAGAGGCGTGCGTGGATTTCGCCAGCCGCGCCATCAAAGAGCTCTTTCCTCCTGACGGGCCAGTCAAAACCAAGATCATGGGCGAAGTCACGGAGTATAAGACAGAAAAGGCTGAGCGAAAACGCGACTTCATGAACTGGCAGCTCACCGAGCAGATTGAAGAGTATAGGGATGAGCAGGAGCAGATGCTGACGCAGCTGCCCCTTGGTGGCTCTCAATATCTCAAGCTTTGGTGGGATGAGGACAAGAAACGACCTTCCGCTGAGTTCATTCCCATTGACAACATTTACCTACCTTTTGCTGCAGCGAACTTCTACACTGCCAGCCGCGTGACTGAGGTCCAAGACATTACGCAGGAGATGTTTGAGTTGCGAATGGCCACGGGCTTGTACCGTGATGTAGACGTCTTTAGAGTTAGTGAAGAGCCTGACCAGACCAAGTCAGAAAAAGCCAATGATAAGGTTGAAGGCAAGAAAAGTAGCGCTGAGAACATTGATGGCATCCGCCGCGTCTATCACATTCAAACTTGGATGAATGTTGATGATGATAAGTTTACAGGTGGTGATAGAGCTCCTTACGTGTTGATGATTGATGAGACTCAGCGTGCCGTGCTGGGCCTATATCGCAACTGGGAGAAAGACGATGAGACTAAAGCCAAGCTCGATCACATCGTTGAATTCAAATTCATCCCATGGCGAGGCGCCTACGCCATTGGTTTGCCTCATCTCATTGGCGGTCTTGCTGCCGCTCTCACTGGTAGCTTGCGTGCTCTGCTTGATTCTGCTCACATTAACAACGCCCCAACTATGTTGAAGCTGAAGGGCGCCAAGATTTCTGGTCAAACCACGAGCATTGAGCCGACGCAGGTTGCAGAAATTGAGGGCGCTCCTGGTGTGGATGATGTTCGTAAAATCGCCATGCCGGTCCCCTTTAATCCCCCCTCGGCTATTTTGTTCCAGTTGCTAGGCTGGTTGACCGATCAGGCTAAGGGTGTGGTGACTACCAGCGAAGAGAAGATTGCCGATGTGACCAGCAATGCGCCGGTTGGCACTACGCAAGCTTTGATTGAGCAAGGCGCTGCAGTATTCTCATCCATCCATGCTCGACTTCATGCCAGCCAAGCTCGTGTGCTTAAGATTTTGGCACGCCTGAACCGTTGGTATTTGGATGAGCAACCTAAGAATGAGATTGTTAAAGATCTTGAGATCAGCAAAGAGGATTTTGAAAGCAACACCGACATTATTCCGGTGTCTGACCCTCATATCTTTTCTGAAACTCAACGTTACGCGCAGATTCAAACCTTGGCTGCACGTGCTCAAGCCAACCCTGACCTATATAACCGGTTGGCAGTTGAAAAGCGTATCCTCAAGCAGATCAAATTGCCTGATGTCAATGACGTTTTGCCTGACCCGCAAGACGTTAAGAACATGAATCCGGCGTTGGAGAATGTCTCCATGGCTCTCGGCAAACCCGCCGGTGCCTACCCTGACCAAGATCATGTAGCTCATATGCTGGCGCACCTTGGCTATGGCCTTGACCCTCTGCTTGGAGCCAACCCTATCATTGCGCCGATCTTCATTCCGCAATGTTTGGAGCACGTCAAGCAGCATTTGAACCTTTGGTATTTGAGCCAAGTGGATGCTTATGCATCAACCGCGCTGAAAAAGCCCATCGATTTGATGAAAGTGCAGCCAATTCCACAAGAAGCGCAAAAACTGATTGCTGCAAGCACTCAGCATGTGCATCAAGACAGCCAGCAGCAGTTTGGCGAGATTGGAAAAGTCATTATGGGCATGCTTCAGCAGCTTCAGCAGATGCGCCAGCAGAATCAACAGTATGACCCGAACGTCCAAGCACTGGTTCAAGCACAAATGGCCGAGACGCAGCGCAAAGCATTGAAAGATCAAGGCGATTTGAAGTTGGATGCGCAGGCTTTGCAGTCCAAAAACACCTATGAAACACAGAAATTGCAGAACGAAATGGTTCGCAATACCGAGGATAACCTTACTGAAGAACGAATCAAGGCAGCAGAGGTCACTCATGATGCCGCCCGATTGCAGCATGAGCAACTGCAAACGGTCTTGGAAGCTCAAAATCAGGCGCAAGCCAACATTGGAGGACAACCAAATGTCTGATGACTTCATTAATATGCATAAGCGCATTGCCATGGGCCAGCCTGGTGCTGAGACTCACCTGAAAAAGGGCGGCAAAGTTCATAAGTATGCCAAGGGCGGCTCCGTCAAGGGCATTGATGGCAACATTTTGAGCTCGGCACAAAAACAACCGTTGCCTAAACCTACTCCTCATGCTATTGCCACCATGAAACGTGGTGGCTCGGCAATGAAAAGGTCATCTGGTCGGGGGCGTTAATGCGCGTCACTGATCTCGTCGGTCGAATCAAAGCCGAGCAGGCTCAAATTACCACGGTGCTGCAGGCAGGCACTCCAGTCAATTTTGAGTCCTATCAGCGATTGGTCGGCCATTACCAGGGCTTGGATGAAGCTCTGTCTATCATCAACCAACTGTTAGAAGAGGATGAAAAAGATGTCGAATGACGTCGTAGAACAAACGCTGGAAGAAGCGTTTCCGGAAGTAGATCCTATGATGGCACCTTATGGTGCTAGAGTACTGGTCCAGCTTCGAGCTGTGAAAGAAAAAGTCACTTCTATGGGCATTGTCCTACCTGAAGAGACTAAGGAGACCGAGAAATGGAACACCATGATCGGTAAAGTCATCGCAATTGGCCCTCTTGCCTTCAAAAAGCGTGAGAGTATGGAGCCTTGGCCCGAAGGGTCATGGGCTCAAGTCGGTGACTACGTACGAGTTCCTAAGTGGGGTGGCGACCGCTGGGAAGTTGACTTTAAAGACACGAGCGGGCTGAACGGCAAAGCTTTGTTCACGTTCTTTAATGACCATGAACTCATTGGCAAGGTTACGGGCGATCCGCGCGCAATTCGAGCCTTTGTCTAAAAGTTTTGGAGAAAACTTATGAACCAAACTGATAAACTTGAACTTCAAGTTGCTGAAAATCAGGACGGATCGGCTGTTGTTCAGCTCCCGCCCGGTGAAGTTGAGGATACTCAACAAGAAGAGCAACAAATTGATGATCGTGATGACGAGCCGCGAGGCAGTCAAACACAAGATCAAGACATTGACCCAGAGCGTGAAGCAATTCGTCAAGCTCGACGTGAAGAGCGTCAGCTTAAAAAGCAATTGCATCGTGAACGTGCTAGAGAGTCTAATCATCTTATCAATGCTTTGCGCAAACAGAACCAG